GTTCCAATCCCAGTCATTCCGCGCGTTGCAGCACCGGCAACGGCTCCAGCACCGCGAGCAACAAGGTCCATCAATGGAGAATTCGGAGAGAGATCCCCACCGGCCTTTTCAATCGCAGAAAGGCTTCGCAGCGTTGACTCCAATGAATCAAGTTTGTTAGGTCCAAGCACAGCCTCAGAAACCCCGCGCATGCTTCCAGCTTTTCCAAGCGGAGATTCTGGAAGTATTTCCTTCAATAGATTATTTGCGCTGATTCTCCCTTGTCCGGTAGAGCGTGAAAGAAGGTCGTTAACAAAGTTAAACTGCAAATCATTGATGAGCTTTGGATTGTTTGTTGCAATGACACGCATCGCCTTTTCAGTCTGAGCCGGACTGAATGTTTCGCCGTCCATTATCGACCGCATGAACTTGGATGGATTCTGCTCTATGATTGCAGAAAGGCCGTCTCCATCCATTTTCTGCAAAGCTCCGATAACAGTTCCATTGTATTGCTTTTGAAGTTTCTGAGACTTGGCAAAAGCATCTACAATTTTATCAGTCACATCTTTTGATGGGCTTGCTCCAAGTGCGTCGAACAAAAGCGCCGGGTCATCAACGGACAGATTTGAGATGATTTTTTTAGGATCAAGTTTTGACAATGCGTTTTGCTTTTTTGCAAGACCCACGATGTTGTTATAATTCGGAAAAAACTCAGCACGGATTTCCGGTGCAAGAGAGTCGATTCCATTCAGCAATTGGCCGGCGGACATTTCACCAGAAATGGAATTTCTTGCCGCATGTCCAATCTCGTTGAACAGATATTCGGATGCGGCATCAGTGATTGCTTTTGCCCTTGCAGGAGGAACAGATTTTTTCAGTTCAGCCAAGAACGAAGGACCATCAGCAGAGCGAAGTTTTGAGGCAAGAGACGCAGGACCAATTCCACCTTCAGGTCCAAAATCTTGAAGGATTTTGTCCATCATTGGATTATCGAAGGTTGCGTACTTCTGCTTGGTCAACGCATTCGCCTGTTGCAGGTCGGTCTTCAGAGTGCTTCCAGGAAGCGAAGCTATTCCGGCTTCAATGTCTTGAGATACAGCTTTGTAAAGCTGCTTCTTTTGATAGTCGCTTACCCCTGGAAAGATTGTGTCATTTCCGATTGAACCACCAACCTGGGTGCGAAAATTACGCATTGCCTCAAGGGTTTGAACATCTTCAAATTCTGGTATAATAGAAGCGAATTTTCCAGTTCCTTGAGGGGTGATGGATATCGGGATATTGCCAGAAGCAGTTTGCACCGTGCTTCCTTGAAGTGCATCTCTCCATGCTTTTGTTCCAGTTGTTTGAATATCAACAGTTTTATAATCTGGATTTGATGTTACCTTTTGAAACGCCTTTGTCTCTTCTGCTTTCAAGTCAGAAAACGTGCCTTGAATTTCAGATCGAACTTTAGCGCCAAAACTGGTTGGAGTTGCTGAAGTTCCTGGAACCAATGCAAGGGCATCGTTTTGAACCTGCTTGAAGGCTGATTCAATTGCTGGATGCAATTCCTTTGAAGCGGCTTCGATAGCATCTCTTGATGGCTTAGACAAATCTCCAATCTGCTGACGAAGGGTAGCAATGGCGTGCCTTGCAAGATCGTCCGCAGTGACTCCTGTGTTTTTAAGTTGAGTAGCAGAAAATGCAATTTGCCTTTTAAGTGCATCTTTTGCTTCTGAAGACAGTTCCAGTCCAGACTGAATGTTTTTGATTTCGTTGGCCAATTGAGGGGTTCCAATTGCCTCGCCAACACCAACGGGAACTTCTATTCCGGTTGTATCTTGAATCATTTGACGCGCAGACGACGCATCAAGCTGTGACACTGAAGCATTTCCAAATGGACGAAACGGGGTTGTCGCTGCTTTTTTGGGGCTAAAGCTAAGAACATTTTTTGCGACCTGGTATGCGGCTGGAAGATATCGTTCAGCCAATGATGCAGTTCCACCAAGCAAACCTCCAAGTCCGGTAGATGCAGTAATTCTTCCAACAGGACCAAGCTCGCCTTCTTTTGCAGGCTGAAACCCTGATACTGCTTCTTCTGTTACTTGCTGCGCCGCGCCGGAAACGCTTTCTCTTGCAGCGGTAGCTAGTATTTTTGGAACAGTCTTTCCAGTCAAAGCGGTTAGAGCAAGTTTAGCTGGAAGAAGCTCTGGTGCTGCTAGCCCTGCAACGAATGGAGCCACCTTCTTTGCAGCAGCAGCATTAGCTTGAATATCTGATTGCGAAATTGGAGGAACAACACCAATCCCCAAAGGACTCATATTAACCGGAGAAGCTGCGCTAAGAGTCTCAAGAAGAGTTCTATCACGCGACGCAGAAATCTCTCCTTCTCCTTCGCGCCGGCGCATCTCGCCAACACTGGCCGACTGATCAACGGCACTCTGCAATTGTTCAGCAGAGCCTGGGTCAGCGACAGGAGCGGATGGTTGAGCGGGAGTGGCCTGTTCGTATTTGGATTTGAAGTCATTGACAACAAACTGGATATCCTCTGGCTTTTCGCCATTGGTTTCCATTTGAGAAACGATGCCGTCCAACTTCTGACGATTCTGTTCAGTGAGTGGCATATTTTTTAATATCCGTATTTTGAGCGGAAATTAGCACCACCACCAGCAGGCTGGCCCACCGATGGAGCGGATGAATCAGGTGTGGTAGGAGTAACTGATTGCTGCTGTCCAAACGTAGGAAATGGTAATTTGTATTTTGTAACAAACTTATTAGCTTGATTCACCTGACCCGGAGTAATCCTGTACTGATCCTTGAACGACCTGACAGTTCCATAGTAATCTTCAGCAACAAGAGACGCAAAGTTCCTGACATCATCACCAAAGTTGTTGCTCTGGATATTTCCAAGAGAAGCCTTAAGTCTTTCCATTTCCTGAGAGGTTACAGCCTTGCCAGATTTTTCAAAAGCAACAGTGTTAAAGTTGCTCTGAAATCTTTGAAGCAAAGCGTACGCTTGTTTTTCTTCCTCAGTTTTAGCGGAAGAAATCTTTCTTTTTAATTCTTCAACCTTGCCGTCAATGAGTCCGACATATTTTTGAATTGCACCAGCACCAAACTGCTTTTCAAATTTATCTAGTTGATCAGCAAGCATTGACGCAGAGTTGGAAATAATTTCGTCACCCCTGATTCGTTTCTGATCAGTACCTTCAGGAGTTTTCCACTTACCAGTCAGGGCGTTATTCCTGATGTATGAATCAGTCTGTTCGTCTGGTTTTCCAAATGCAGATGTGTACTCAGCGATGGCGAGTTCAGCGTTACGCTCTTGAGTTCTTTCTGTTGGAGATTTTGCGCGTTCTTTTGCTTTTAAAATTGCATCACCAATTCGCTGCTCAAAAGGGAGGGTATTATCCGTCTGAGTATATGCAGCCCTTACGTCTTGGCTGTACTCTTTTAGTTGTCTGACTTCTCGAAGTTTCGGCATGTACTTATCAAAAACACCCTGATCAATAGACCCTTCTGAAGTTACAACCTTAACATTGTACAGCTCTTGAATATCAGCCGCATCGCTGAGTTGTTTGTTTTCTATTGTCTCTAAAGATTTCTGAAGTCGTGCGCGAGGCGCGTAATTATCCAATTGCTGACTAACTTGAAACATTACGTTCTGGTTTGACTTTGACTGTACCGGAAGAAATTTTGGAAATTCAGCTTTTGGATTTCTGAAAAACTCATCACGCATTTGCAGGTTTGTCTGCATGTTTCCATAATCGTTCGTGAGTTTTGACTGCTCGTCCAGGGCTTGATTGTAAGCATTGAGCTGAATCTTGTTTTGAAGCTCAGATTGCTCCTTACGAATCTGTTGGTCGGCCATTTGCATGTTGACCTGATCCATCATCCTACGCTGTGTCTGCGCGCGATCGTACAACGATGCGCCAAGCTGAAATGCTTCAAGAAATTGGTCAGCCATAAGAATTTTAGTTGTAGCCAACACCGTAATTTCCGTAACCCGAAGAACCAAAGTTCATCGGCTGACTATACAGGTTTTGAGACTGAGAAGGGCCGTTCATCATGTTATCTACATTTCCGTAGTTGTACGGAGAAGATTGGCCACCGGGTGCGCCCTGCCCATTTCCTTGTCCAAAGTATTGATTGAACGCAGGACCAGCAACAAGACCACCAATAGTTGAGAGAGATCCACCAAGAGCAGACATCATCGGATTTGGAGCAGCAGACACCTGTGCAGCTTGCAAATCCCGACTGTATTGAGCTTGCTGCTGCTGCTGCAAAACCCCGACGCGTTGTGCCGGCGTGATGAACATGCTGCTGGTCGAGAACGGTTGGACCATTCCAAACATACGCTGCTGCTGGATAAAGCTCTGTGCCTGCTGCAATCCTTGGTTCTGGATCTGCATGCCGGTCAGTCCAAGGTCGCGCGCAGTCAACGATCGGCCCATCCCGCTTGCACCACCAAAGCCACCGGACAATGCTCGTCCAGCGGTTGACCGTTGAACCTGTGAAGATATTTCCGGCGAGATTTCGCCTCGCAAAGACGCTCCGATGTTTGATCCTGCCTGTGCAATCAACTGGTCGTAACCAGGGATGGCCCGCCGAAGCTGTTCCTCCAGAACGCTCTGGTCAGCAGTCGTTGTCTTTCTTGCAAGTTCTGACGCAGAAGACAATGAACCAAGGTTTTGCTTGATTGCTTGTTTTTGCTCTGCGGCAAAATCAATGGGCTTGAATGCTGGAATAACGGGCTTTTTGCCAGCCCCAAGCAAACCGCCCAAAATACCGCCAGCGGATCCAATTATGCCCCCAAGAAGTCCCTCTGCCATAAATTAAAATTCCTCCTTTGTGAATTGATTGCAATTATCAATCAAGAATGATTTTTCATGTTCAATGTTCATGGTTTTCATATTCAGAACCATTGGGAAAAACCTCCACCGTTCAAGCCGACCCCGACCATCCTGATGGTGTGTACTGCGTCGCCAAGATATTGCATCGTCTGTTCCTGTACAGCCTGTACCGCTTTCGATTCGTAGGCCACTGCTTCCTGTATCAAGTCGTTCTCCTCTTTGCGGATAGCCATCACCATCAACTTGATGGCGTCAGGAGAAGGAGGTATCAGATAGTCGTTCACGCTCGTAGCGTTGACGTGACGCATCTTCGCCATGACCGTCACCGGCTTGCTGTCGTCGCTGCTGCAACGGTCCGCGAGATAGCTGCGACGATACTGAGGAAGCGTCTCATCGGGGTCGTACACAGCCAGATCAAGCTCCAAAAGAGTTGTAGCATTGTACTCGTACAATCGGCTCGCCGTGTTCGTCGCCTCGCGGATGACCCCTGTAAGGCTGGTGAACTTCTTGGTCGATTGAACGTACGGAAGGGCAAGAGTCAGTTTCTCGCCATCAATCCAAACGCTTCCAGATAGCGTCCTGATCCATTGACCATTCTGGTCCACCCCCTGAAGCGTGATGGTTTTGCCGACATCCGACGCATCGCCTGGATAGACTCGAATATAGCTGTTCAATCCACCGGACATGTCTCGGTAAGAAACAACCGTTCCTCGATCGACAAGCTGCTTGCCGGCGCACGCCGAGTTTTCTCCGAGCAATCCATATCCGCTCTCTTGGAACTCGAACCATTGGTTACGAACAGTGCCGACACCGCAGCAATCTGCCACCGCTTCAATCGTCTCGATCTGTCTAGGCCAAGTTATACACCCACCAACGGTGTTTATCGTGAACCGACCGTACGCTCCCGCCCAAAGACCCTTGTGAAGCAATCGGCGACACGCCTGATTGATGTAGTCATAGACGCGCGGATCATCGACACACACGCCGACAACGCGGGCAATCGTCGATTGGATGTCCTGAACAATCAGTTTCATTTGGTGTAATAGACTCGCGCGGTCCGCTTGATGAAGTAAACACCATAGAACGGAGGAAGGTTGTTGTGAGCGATGTCGCCACCTACGCTAACCGCTTCCGCGTCCAAGCTCGTATCAAGTGTTGCGGCTGGGAACACAGTCGTATTGTTTGTCACAGGGTTGGAATAGGTTCCGCCATCCGCAGAATCCCTTGTTCCATCTTCTCCTCCATGACCAAACACCTGTATCGCTATGTCGTGCGTGTGAACTGCTAATTCTGGAGTGGTCAGCTTGTGTTGGTCTTCTCCGACAACAGCCGTGGCCGTTGCGGTTCCATTCACAGCAACAGCGCCGCTCGCCGCAAAAGCTCCGACACCGACCGGGAATCGTGCCGCAAACGCTGCAT